GTTACCGCTCGCTTTTTTTATACTCTTGCGGTAATTAGGCAAACCAAACCATTTACTTATGTATTGTTTAATCATATTTATAAAACAAAAAACCCGCACCAAGTAAGCGTGAACTTACTCAATGCGGGCTTCTGAGCTTCGAGAGCTTCTGAACCTCTAAATTACTTGATTGGAATTTTCAAAGTGTTGAAAGAGACTGATCCGATTAGATAACTTGTCGATCAGTGTATACCGTCGCGAGATACAAGCCACTTCGATACACTTGGACACTTTCAACCGACCGGGTTACCCCGATCCATTTTGTCAACTATTCTTGTAAAAATGAACTACCAATATTTAAATTATATCAGGAATACTAAATAATGTCAAGGGATATTTTTTGCTAACTCCCATTTTATATTAACCTGATTGTCAACCGTCTCAACTTTAACCATTGCTTTTATCAGTCCGCCTCTTGAACAACGGTCGCAAACTATTTCCTGTCCGGCAGTGCCTTCAAAATTATAGTAAAACTTAAATAGAAACTGATTACACTTCGGACAGCGGATGACCTTCTCGTTCATTAAATTTCTTTCCCGCCAAAACTCATATCTCTACCCTTACCCGGATCAATGGTGGACAGTTCGTATTCATCAAAGTCAAAGATCGGAACTATGATTGACCGGCAATTAAAATGAGCCGGACAGGGAACGAACCGAGAATCATCCTTGCTGAATATTTGACCGTCCATTGATTGGCAATATGAAGTAGTGCGGTCATCTAAAATTGAACTCCACTGGTAAGCAACAAAAGAATCAACCTCGTTAAACTCTTCATTCAACCCCTGATTATAAGCGTCCGTAAAGTTAGTCCGAACAATGGTCTCGATTCTGTAAGGTTCGCTTACGCTGTCAGGGATCATTTGAGCATTGACTAACGGATTAAATATCTTTTCAATTTCGTAGATTACTTCTTTGTTCGCTTTCCCATTTTTTAAGCCATTCAGTAAAACGTCCTTGACCTTGTTGGTAGTATCGGTAAAAACAACATCCGTAACGTTCAACGCTTTTTGGCTAAAATATTCGATCGCTCGCGCGGGCGGGATACCCTGGACATACTTGCGGTCTTTGATCGCTTTTGCTCCGCGCTTACGCCCTAAGTTGTATGTAGATTCAAAAGATGTCCTGAACTGTAACCGCACCTCGTTAGCATACTTCAACCGCAGATTCTTAACCGCGTCAAAGTCTTTGCTTTCCATTATCTTTTTGGAAGTAACATACATCTCGGTGTCATCTTTGATCGTGCGGAAAATATCGGACAACTTTTCAATGGTCTTGGTTTCTGCCTGGTCAAGTTCGTTCTTGATCTCAGCAAAGTTCATTCGCTTTTCAAACTTGTTCGGCTGCCGGGATAACCCCTCGCCAAAATGCTTGTGATTACCGCTGAATTTGTCCTCTTTTTTGTCCTTGGTTTTGTCCTTATCTTTGTCCTCTTCTTTCGGTTCTTCCTTTTCGTCATCTTCTTTCGGTTTAGGATTGTTGATTTCGTACTCGGACATGATTGGGTACTTGATGGATTTTAAAAAACAATTTACCTGCTCTGTGTTAGGGCGTATTACTCCTGTTTCCGAAGCTCTTAAAAATTGTTCATTAGCTTTGCCCATGTCCTCTTCCCTGAGCGGGCTAAACTGATATCGCGGGTACAGCTTAGCTGCGAAATTGATATCGATTAAATGCCTAATAAGTTGCTCAAAGATGATCTCTCCGAGCTTCTTTCTTGATCGGTTTGCTATAAGCTCAAAAGTTTTCATCTGAACTTCCGCTAAATTGTAACTACCGCCTTTTATTTCATTGCCCATTCCGATCAGGCCCGGAACCAACAAGGCATTGGCAATGTCATTGTTCAGCTTCTCAATGGTTAAATTGTAGCTTTCCTGCCCGGCAGTTTTAACCTCGAGAATTGCTATTTCTACGTCTTCCGGGGTAATAAAGCTTGTCTTTGCTTGCAACCTGTCCAGCATATCAAGCAAGTCATCCTTGTCCGCTTTCTTCGTTCCCTTCGGATACTTACCGTGTAGAGTTGGGATGGTAAAACGTTCTCCATAAATATTCCTAAACTTATACATTATATCTTTTGACCACCACGCGCGGTATGCCTCCCGCAGATCGCTGTTACCGTAGAAATTGGAAAACTTCGGATTGTGAATATAAATAATAAACTTGTCTTGCGGTAACTCTATCTGTCCGAAATTGGTCTTTTGCATTATCTTTGTAATGTTACCTTTTCCGTCGGTATAGAAGTCAATGGAGTGAGGCGGGCGGGTTTTGAGGGATTTAAGAACGTATTTCAACCCCCACGGCGTATTCCTTAACTCAAATACCTTTTCAGTTAGGCTGAACCCGTACTCGTAAGCCGAGATGATCTCTTCCTGGTTGTCGGTAAATGAACCTTCCAGTCCATCGGTAAATACCCACTCTATAAAATCGGATTGTTCTTTTGCTTGCGGCGTTCCGTCACGTGGCACAACTTTATTGTCCCCCGATAAAACGGTTTCTTTCCTTATTTTCAGGTTTGATTTGACCGCCTCATCATTTAGCATTTTATCGTAAACGTTAAGCCCATTTTTCTTGTTTTGCAAGTCATCAGGATTATAAGCGTCGATCGGGTACTTATCCCAGTAACTCGAACTGTTACTGCCAACCTCTTTGGTGTCCGGCTTACCTGTTGCCTCTTCCGGGGCTGTTACGTCAGCATAAGCCTTCTTAACTCGTTCCCAAATGTTCATGTGGTATTGTCTCCCTTACCAATCTGGATTTGCCGATTCCCTGTCTTTCCGGGAATTGACATTTTTTAATGTTTCTTTGATACTAAACCGCTCGCCTAACTCCGTTCCTTTGTAGTGGGTATAAATGCAATAGCGTTTACCGTCCATTAAATGGTTTTTGAACTTAACCGGGTCATCCGTTACGTTCCCTGCCCGATCAGTCTTGTATTTGTAAGCCTTAGCTTCCATGTTAAGGTTAGCGTTACTGGCTAACGTGTAATACTTTGCCCGCTTACAGAAATCAAGCCCATCCTTGACCGATTTATCGCTTGGCAAGCAATAGAACCCGGCGTCACATATCTCTTGTATTCTGTCCGGCTCGGCGCTGTCAGCGTATATCGGGTTATCCCGCTTGTCTTCTGGGATCAGTTCTTTGAGTTTCTCGATCAGGTCTTGATTCGTTAGCTTGGTCTGATAAATCAATTCCCGCAAGTAAAACTCTTTATCTTTTAGGTTGACTTCAAGTAACCCGGTCTGAACGTTAAACCCAAAATCAAGCCCGTAAATGGTATCTTCAAACCGTTCAGGGAACACGTCAAGCACGGTGTAAGGCTTGTAAATGATATTTTGAGCAACACCTCTAAGCCCTAAAGCGTAAATATTGTAGTAAACCAGGTCTTCATCTTTAAGCGATTCGAGGGTTTGTTTGTACTCTTCATTGACAAACCGATTGTCTTTGTAAGTCGAATGAATGAACTCGTAGTTCGCTTGCCCTTCACAATCAAGCAGCCAACAATCGATCGGGTTAAGATTCATCCAGATCCGGGGCTTTTCCGTTATCGCTATTTTACCGCGCCTTAATCTTGTCTTTAGAAAGAGCAAATCTTCACGATCAGCTTCGCTTGCCTCTTCGTAACAAATATCATCCCAGTCAGTTGACTTGATCTGTTCCCGGTCTTCAAGTCCGGCAAACCTAACATAGTTGTTAGTGTCCGGGAAAGTATAGATCAGATCGCTTTTGTTATCGTTCTTTTCGGAATAGAGCCCGTACTCTTTGAGCAAGTCCATCCAGTACTTGTAGATCGATAACTTGTTTGAGTGCCTTACTTTCCGCAATACCAGAAGCTTATAGTCCTTCCGTTTTAGTAGCCGCTCAAAAATAAAGAACTGGATTAACGAATAGGTCTTGCTTGATCCCGCTCCGCCAGAGTTGACGATTATTTGCTTTTGTGCGGCGCATATGCTGTCGTAAACCCCGGTAACCTCTACTTCTTTTTGGTTATCGCTGGTGCTTAATAATGAAGGTTGTTCTACCGGGACCCGTTTCTTCCGTTTTGGTTTTGACTGCGAATTCATTTGACCTCTTCCGTTCCAAGTACTTCAATGCCAGCTCAGGGTTGCCGTTTAACCCGGTCACCACTACCTGCCGGGCTTTAAGTACCGGGGAATTCTTTAGCGCTTCCTTTCGTTCGGTAATTGCCGGGTGCTTCTTTAAGTAATCGCTTAAAGACGCTTTAGAAATATCGGCGAATAAAGCGGCTTCGGCGTCTGTCCCGTCAAGTGACCAAACCTGTTCAAGTTTCCGAATCACTTCTTGCTCGCTTTTCCCGTCAAATAGTCTTCTTCCTGTTTTCATATTAATTAAGTTTTAC